TGTACTTAGTTATTAGACAACAAAAGCCGCATAACAACACCGCTACTGTTGGCGGCAATTGTCTATCTTAACAAAATATTATATCAAGTAGCTGGCAATCCTGCAATGTCGGGAGCAGTGAAGGGAAAGGGTGTAATTATGAAAAAAACATGTATAGAAATTAATGAGATGATGACCGACTTAATGCAACAGATTGAAAATCTTAATGCTAAAAAAGTTGGTCTTTTTTGTAATCTGGGTAAGGATTTCACGAAAGACTTTGAAATCAATGAACAGTTAAAAGCTGTAGATAATGATCTATTACAGAAACATTCAACATTGTTTGCCATGATATCCAGTGAAAAAGATTACAGTGAAGAGTCATTGTCATATATCCGTATGAGTAAGGAAAAATATGATGAAATTATTGATATCCTGACATGTATAAAAAAAGAATATGCTCCGTTACATCATGGTAAACAACTAGATAATAACTTTGTGTCAGAATTAGCCAGGGTTGAAGCCTGTTGTTTACAGTATTACAGGAAAATAGTGAACCTGATAATAATGTGCGTTGACCTGGAGGATATATAGAATGAAGACAATATTAATATCAGTAAAAGTTAATGATAATTCAACATTGGAAGATGTAGAAAGAGCAATCAGTGCCGGGCTGGATAATAACAGTATTGACTGTACCTATGACATTAATCTGGAGGCAGAAAATGACAATTGAAATACCTGACATTACAGCAGCGTATGTACAGGAATATAGAGAGGTTGAAGCTGAGCTTCAGATATATACGAATGAATACCTTCTGAAGTGCAGCAGACAGGAACAGATACGATATAACAACCTCTGGTACAGACGCGACTATATCCGTTCATATATATTCGACATGATTCTATCCCCCATACAGAAGAGCGCAGGCAACGCTCCAAAGTAGAAGTCGAAACATAGCAAGGGCATAGCATTGCCCGCCGCTATGTCGTGGGAGCGTGAAGGCGGCTCTCACCTGAAGATGACAGCCTAGAAAGGGAAAAAACATGAACCAGAAAACAAGAATCTTAGTTTTAGCAGTAGCAAAACCTTATGACATGATACCGGAAGGCAGCCTTGAGCGTGTGTCCGGCTGTGCAATGCATTATGTGATTACAGACGATGTATCCCGCGACCAGTTCGATGAAGACACCGGAGAAGTCGGATATATTCCGGCAAAGGAAAAGATGCCTAAGGAATTCTATGAAATTGCTAAGGCGCAGGGTCTTCCAGCGTATGCAGATGCCGTATTCGGTATGAAGTCAAGCGGAGGTAAAAATGTATTTGTTATCAAAAAGCTTGATTTTATCCAGAAAGAAACACCTGCAGCACCAGAAGAAACAGCAGCCAAGACAGCAGCGGCAACAAAACAGAAGTAAAGACGCACACCGCCGCCCTTTTTCCTAATGACCGCCGCAGGCTCACAACCTAGCGGCCATCAAGCCGGGCGGGAACCCATGGGCGTAGGCTTTGGATGCTTTTCCCAAAGACTAGGGCCCGGCTTGATAGCGGACGGCATAGAAGAAAGCTCCGGCAAACCAAAGAGTAAATAAAACCAATCAAATTTATTACTTTCCGGAGAATTAAATTAACCTGGCTGTGTCAGTTCTGAAATTAAAATACCTTAGCCTGCCATATGGGAGCGCAAGCCCCATATAACTATTACTTACGGTTAAAGGTATTTAAAGGCCAGATACAGACAACCGGGGTCACGGAGGAAATTAACGCTGCTTTATAGCGGTAGTATTTAGGCGAACGGGGTCGCGTGTGCGTTCCAAAAGAATCATGGAAGGGGTAAAAAGCATGGAACAGATATTTGAAAAAATAATAGCTTTTATAAAAATGCTGCTAAGCATGATAGGAATGATATGAGAAAAGCACTTGAAGCATTTATAGTCACAATAATTGTAATAACATTCGTATTTATACCTACAGAAGCAAGAGCCGAGGAAGAAACAAGGATTGAAAATTCACAAAATACAATATCAAGCTCCATAGCAGCGGAGGAAACATCAACACTCAAGGAAACAGCTTCCGATCAGAATACTGTTGATGACGCTGCACCGATTACCCCGCAGATAACATATGGAGATATGATTGTATTTTTCGGCTTAATGGTTATTGCAGGAATACTATTGTCAGATTGTATATTAAGGAGGATTTAATGAAATCAGAACAGATCAGACCTTTCATAATAATGGGCATAGTTGTTTTGGTACTGGTAGGAATTGCCGTAATTAACATACTGAAAACAGCCGGAGTGATTTAATGAAAGAAGTATTAATTGAAGTATTTCCTATAGGTTTAGGACTGGGTCTATTATTAGGATTCATTTCAAATGTAATAGGATTGCTTATAAAGAGAATTTCTACCTTTATACTTAGAGCGTAGAAGAAGGGAGGAAAACATGCGATTAATGTCAATGGTAGCAGGTGAAGGATCTACAGCAATGACAACCTTAACAGAATCAATGAAAGGCTCTTTTGAAACAATGGTAAGTGATTCAATGAGCATGATAGCAATGCTAGTACCAATTGTATTGCCATTAGTAGGAGCTGGTCTTGTTGTAGCATATGGAATTAAGACATTCAAGAGAGTTACAGCAAAAGCGTAATCAGGTCGGAGTAATAATCAATGAAGGGGACAGAAATGTCCTCTTTTTTGATATAAGGGGGTATTAATGTATAAAAGAATAAAGAAGATATTAATAGTGCCGCTCTTGATAGTAATGCTGATGAGCTGCATTATATATACAGATTATAGAAAGCCTGTACAAGTAGAAGCTGCAGTAATGACTGGTGATCCTTTTTTAGATGCATTTTCTTGGGCTCTTGAATTGATAGGTTTCAATGCTAGTAAGGATAAACAAGAAGAGGCTTCCCGCAGTTTTTTCAATCAGGTTAGAAAGAATATTCATCTTTTGTCGGAATATACAAACAGCCAGTTTGATGAATCTATTATAAAAAAGAGTGATTCCTGGAAAAAAGAAATGGCAAAAAAATGGGATAAGATGTCAGTAAGACAAAGATATATAGAGTGTGCTAATTCTTATACAGAAGCAGAATACAGGCAATCAGGAACAAGTCAGGATTATATGTCATGGGTATATGATAATTATTGTACATGTAAATCAAATCCGTTTGCAAATGTATCAGAAACAGTTATTCCATTAAATGAATGTATTGCTATGTTAATTGAAAGTGAAAAGATAACAAGTGCATATACTGCAGAGCAATGGCGTACATCAGGAACACTCGGCATTTTGACAATGGCTGTAAAAGACTGGGTCACATATATATCACAGGAAATATATGAAGACGCTAATAAAATATATACGCTTGCTCTTGGTACAGCTACTGTTATCGGTGCAGCTGCAATGGAAAATTTTGCCTGGTATCAGTATTTAAAAAATATTGATTTTCAATCTTATATTGATACCTCCGGTGGTACATTTCTTATGACTGATCCTGTGCCTACAATGAACGCTGCAAGATCTGTTTTTTTAGAAAACATACCTAAAACCTATGCATTTAATCTTGCAAAATTAGGTGCAAAGTACATATTAGATGTGAATATGTATGAATATAATGACGCAGAACAGCATATGTCAATTAAATTCATTGATATACCTGATGATACTGTAAAAATAAAATATACGCAAAATGATGGTGGTTGGAGAGGAAAATTCTACACATATGACTGTTATGATTCGTCTGGTAATGTATTAGATTCTGAAAACAGTTTTATTACACTATTTACTTATTATAAAGATACATCAAAAGATTGGTCAGTAGATTACCAAATCGGGGGAAAGTATCAAGCATGGGATTCATTCAATTTTAAATATCAGCATTATGTATATAATTCTTCTTTTGGTTCAATTGATAATATGGATTTAATGATTCCATTCGGAATGGCTAATGTTGATGTTGATACTGAAGGATATGTATATACTCCTGCAGCTTCCCGAGTTATAGGAACTGATTCTGAAGATGAAGATGATTATGTTCCTGGGGCAATTGTAAAAACAGGTAACGGAACACTTGCTGATAAGGTTGCTGGTACAGTGATAGATCTTGATGATGTAAATTATGACGCAATACCGCATGATGAAGTAATTGATCCTGCATTGACAGAAGAAAAAGTAGCAGCCAGAGAAGAAGAAAATGATAAGGCTTTAACGGAATCATTGACCAGAGCTGAAGAAAGAGAAAAAGATGAAGCAAAAGAAGATGCTAAACCAGATGCAGGTACTGATACCAAAGATGAGGACCTGGATAAATACAAAATCAAAGTAACAGATATATTCCCTTTCTGTATTCCATTTGATATTTACAGATTCTTTTCCTGTCTGGCTGCTGATCCGGTTGCTCCTAAGTTTACAATCCCGGTTATAACTGAAAACAGTTTCGGGATTCCTGAATATTCTATTGAAATTGATTTTGCAATGTTTGATACAGTGGCTGCTATTTTAAGAAAAATGGAATTATTGGGTTTCTGTGTCGGACTTGCATTTGCAACCAATAAACTTATTAAACATTAAGGAGGTTTTATGATTACTGGAAACCCAGGTGAGGATTATGATGATGGTGTAATTGGTGGTTATTTCGGCAGTGACGGACATTTGATTGTCTGCTATGAGTATGGCACCGATGAATATTTTGATTCTCATTCTGTTGATGTTCAGAATGGGAATGGATATTACAATGATTCAGGTAAATATGTATCTTATGAAAGGGAATAATTATGGAATTATTTACTCAATTTTGGGATAAGCTTCTGAAGGTTCTTCCTGTAAGTCCTTTCCTGAAGTTTTTTGATTATTTTGAAGATCTTCCAGCGCTTGGATATCTTAACTGGTTTTTCCCGGTTAAAGATTGTCTGGTTGTAATGGCTGCATACCTTGTCGCGGTAGGTGTGTATTATGTTTACAGTGTAATAATGCGCTGGATTCGTGCTATTGAATGATATTTCTATATAGTGGTACTCCCGGCTCTGGTAAGAGTCTGCATACCGCGGATGTTATTTTGCATGGACTCCAGAGAGGAAGACCTATTATATGTAATTTCGATGTCGCCCATGATATCAAAGGACGGAAATATTTTACTTACTGCCCTAATGAAAAGCTGTCCCCTGAATTCCTAATACAATACAGCAAAGATTATTTTAAGGGAAAGAGAGTAAAAGAAGATGCCATATTGCTGGTAATAGACGAATGTCAGTTAATGTTTAATGCCAGGGAATGGAGTGCTTCAGGTCGTAATAAATGGCTGTCCTTTTTTACACAGCACAGACATTTTGGTTATACGGTTGTTCTTGTTGCCCAGTTTGATCGAATGATAGACAGACAGATCAGAAGCCTTATTGAATATGAATATGTACATAGAAAATTATCAAATTTCGGTCTTAAGGGTATGCTGCTTAATCTGGCTATGGGCGGGCGTACCTTTGTAAGTGTAAAAATATGGTATCCAATGAAAGAGAAAGTCGGCCAGGAGTTTTTTCATGCCAGGAAGAAATTATATAGGATATATGATAGTTACCAGACATTTGAATAGCGGTGTAAGCCTGTTGGTTGCGAATGGGGATTAAGGGGACCCATGAGCGAAAAACAGGCTTACCACCGGATATCCAATGGGTGGTCAGAAAATACAAACAAAAAGCACCAAAATTACAGATAAATACTGGGAAAAATGAGTATTTTAAAATTTACTGAAACAGCCCTTTTAGTAAATTTTGAGAACGGGGGAAAAATGAGTTTTATTGAACATGAATTTGATAACCAGCAGAATCATAACTGGTTCTTCAGGAAGGAAAAAAAGTTCCTGCATAATATTGATACATTCTATTATTCTGTAAGCTTTGTAAATGATTTTATGAAAGATTCTGCAGATCCATATGTAAAAAAGTTTCGTATAGACATGCAGAAGTTAGCTGATACTGAAGCAATTGATATTAACATAGATTGGACATTGCCCGGTCTGGAAGATATGCAGCTGACATATAGTAACCGCTCTTTTGCCGGATATTATAATAATTGCATCTCCTGTCCTGATACATTTGATATATTTATTGCAACAAGAGTACCAACGGATGTCACAAGTGAGATTCTTGTACAGTTAAGATCTAAGCCGTTATGGTTACAGGGTGTTAATGCAGCATTTGAGTATTCCATGCGTGTTATATTCGCAATCGAAAAATACTATCATCTTCACATTCATGAGGTAAAAGAAAATCGTATTGATTACTGTTGGCACACTAATTATCTGCAGTCTCCTGAAAAATATTTGAGAATTGATAATTTCTGTCAGATGCAGGTAAGCCGTTATAAAAGAATCAATTATCAGTATCAGTTTAAGCCTAACAATGAATATGAAAATGATTACATATCTCTTGGCAAGCGTAATGATAAATGTTTTGTAAGAATGTATCTGAAGACAAAAGAGGTAATAGAACAGGGTTATAAACCCTGGTTTATAAATGAATGGTATTATAATCAGCTCATCAGCAGATATGATTATTATGTTTTATCTAATTTGTATGAGCTGCGCAATTGGAAGTATCTTGATATTGTCCGGCTGCAGTTCTATGCAGAGTATGGCTCTAATGTGTTTTTTATAGAAAAATGCAATGAATATATGCATGAACTTGCTACTAAAGGAACTGTTAATTTTGATTCTGTCCAAAAACTGGCAGATAAACTTACACCCAGAATTACAATTGTAATGAATGTGGAATTTCAGACAACCAGGAAAGGAACAAAATCATATTGTCTTATAAAGCATGAGCGTAATAAAAAATATGGTGTGTGTAAAAGAATATATGATTATCTGGACAACAGGCGAATGATAACAGAATATCTCACACATGATACTCTCCGCCTTGTAGATGTTACTACAGACAGTAATAAAAGCCGGTGTGATTATACCAACTTCTGGAAAGCATTACGCAGAACAAAACAGGTTGATGTTAAAAAAAGTAAAGTACCTGAGAAGCTACACAGGGAATATTCAAGGAAGCTTGATTATAACCTTATGAAAAAGCGTTATATACATAGTGCAATATCATTTTCTCTTTATGGTAAGGGTATAAACAATGATGATGTTGAAAAGGACTTTTTAGATAACCTGGTTATGTTAAATGATAATGATATTCATCACGCTATGAATTACAAGTATAAAAGAAGCCGACAGCTTAACCAGAAAGATTTTGACGGGTCAATTATAGATGAATGAATTTTACATACAGAAATTTATTATGCAGCGTAAGTCATACTTAGCTCCTGATTCTATCCGTTACTATATAGAAAATTTAACCAGGTTTGAAAAATGGCTTTCTATAAGTAACCTGAATATTTTGGAGCTTACGAGTGACAATTTAAGACAATATATAATCTATCTGAGTTTATTTGGTATTAAGAATGTATCATTACATACTTACTACAGAGCTGTTCGTGTATTTTGTTCCTGGTTATATCAAGAAGGGTATATAGATATTGATATTACGCAGCGTATAATGCTGCCAAAAGATGATAGTGAGATTGTGATTCCCTTAACCAGAAATGAAGTTGCTGCAATAGATGAATATATAATCAATTCTGAATTATCTTTGAGGAATTACTGTATATTTCATTTGCTTCTTGATTGCGGACTTCGCCGTCAAGAAGTAATTAATTTAAAAACAGACTGTATCAGGAAGAATACTTTAGCAATCAAAAATTCAAAAAATAACAAATCAAGAATTGTATTGTTGCCTGATTTCCTGCGTATGAGCATTAATAATTACCTGGGTAAAAGAACTGGAATTGTTTTTTTGAATCGTTATGAACAAGAGCCTGTGACAGAGAATACTATTAAAAAGCTGTTTGCAAATATAAAGAATCTGCCAGGAATGGAAAGAGTACATGCACACCTTTTAAGGCATACATTTGCAACCAGTTATTTATATTATGGCGGCAACATGGAAATGCTCCGTCTCCTAATGGGACATTCTTCTTATACAATCTTGCAAAACTATGTACACTTGGCAGCTCAAGAAGAGCTGATCGGGTCCGGATTGTATGAATTAGATGAAATATTTTTTAAAAATCGGAGGAAAAATTAAATGAAAATTGTATTTAGTGTATTAATTCTGTTGGCATTGGATTTAGTTATATTTTATATAACACGCAATGTTACTAAAACATATGTTAAGGAGCAGCGCGTTATTACACAGAATCTTGAAACACTTATAACATCTGTTGAAACGAAAAATCAAAGAGATTTTCATGATTATGTTATTGCTGTAAAGGAAGGTAATGATATTGTATATCATTCCTGCTTCTTAGTAACTGATATTAATATGAATGTTGATGTTATTGTTCCTGATAACTTATATTCTGAATTAGATTATAAAGAAAAATACAGACCTTGTTAATTATCCTGGACACCCTGATTAAGAGGGTGTCTATTTTTACATAAAAAATAAAAGCCTTACAACCTAGGATTCCCTAAATCATAAGACCTTCCAGTGCACCGCCAGGGGTTCGAACCCTGGACACCCTGATTAAGAGTTTGGTACTGTTGTTATATAATTATACTATCAATATATTACTGCAGTAAAAAATTATTCTTTATATTTATAATGAATTTCTGTTTCATCTCTCCAGTATTCAACATCTGCTTTATCAAATGCTGCTCCCAGATAGTCAAATAATTCTATGTCGTTATACCTTTCTATTAACTCATTTTGTATATTTATATCTGTACTATTGTTTATTGACCTCGCTAACATTACTTTTTTTACAGCTGCTGCTTTATATTCATCGTAGCAGCCTCCCAAATCCGCATTCTTAATTTCTAATATAAAATTATCGAAATCTTCTTCTGTATATAATGGCATATCTTTAGATACATCTTTTATAATTTTATTAATTAGATGTACATTATCAGTCATCGTTTTCCCATTTACATTATCAACAACTTTGTTTTTGTATGTGTTATTTAATGTTATATCAGCTTTTGTTGTTTGTATAGGCTGTTGTTCTGGCTTTGAATACTCATTTATAATTGCAGGTACTGATATTGTCATTAATATTATTATTGTAACTAAAAAGGCTATTAATATTTGTTTGATTCCGAAATTTGATTGTCTTCCTTTATTGTTCATATTTTTATATACAATATCATTTCTTGATGGCTCATAATTATCCCAAAAGTCATTCCAATTCTTCTGTGTATTGCTCATTCTTCTATCCCCCTATATTTCTTTATCCAATCTTTGAAGATAATGACTTTTTGTCCTGGTCTTCAGGTATATCTAATAATTTTCTAACAGCTTCCTGTGTTCCTGATGAAGCTGCATAGTATGCGTCTAGTATTTTTTTATCTGTACAATCCTGTATATCTAATAGCTCATATATAGAAACGCCTAACAATTCACATATGGGAACAATGTATTTTATAGGCGGTTCAGTTCCTCTATTGTACCAATTTGTAATTACATTGTTTCTAACATCTAAATATCTTGCTAAATCCGCATATTTTATGTTTTTTTTCTCCATTAAATCAAAAATTCTTTCATTTACTGTCATTGCTCTCCTTTCATTTATATTCACAAATGGGAATATTTTTCTTGACTTAGTTCACAAGTGGGAATATAATGCATATGTACTTAAATATTAGACAACAAAAGCCGCATAACACCGCTACTGTTGGCGGCAAATGTCTATCTTAACAAAATATTATATCAAGTAGCTGGCAATCCTGCAATGTCGGGAGCAGTGAAGGGAAAGGGTGTAATTA